AGAACGTGGCGTAGCCGCAGCGGCCAACCGCTCCAAGAAATCCGCAGCGCGAGTGGCCTGCTCGACGCCTCGTTCTTCCATGAGGTGTGCGTAGCGGGCCGTCGTCTGCGTGGACTTGTGGCCCAAGAGCTCCCCGATCTGGCCCAGCGTCATATCGGACTGCAAAGCCGCGGAGGCGAACGAGTGGCGGAGATCGTAAATCCGCAAATCGGTCAATCCCGTCTCTTTGCAAATAAGGCGCCACAGATGCCGGGCGGACTGAATCCCCACGATCGTCCCGCCCGTGCGAGGCAGGGCGTCGATGACCTCGACGGCTTGGGGCGGCAGATAGATCACGCGCGGCTGGCCGCCCTGGTCCGTCTTGTGAACGTCCAGTTCGATCCGGTTCCCCTTGAGGTGTTCCCAGCGGGCCGCGGCGATCTCGGAAGGCCGGGCCCCGGTGAACAGCAACAAGGTCAAAAACGCCGCCGAGTGGGGGTGGCGCAAGCGGTAGCGGTGCAGGGCGTCCATGACAGCCTTGGCCTCGTCGGGCCGCATGTAGCGCCGGCGCTTGGCTTCCTTGAACCGCTGGATCCGGTAGACCGGGTTGCTGTGGGCCGGGCGCATGTTCCAGACCTCGGCCAGCGCGAACATCTTCGAGCACAAGGCCACGATCCGGTTCGCCATGTACGGCGTGTCCTCGTGCCGCGAGTGCATCCGGTCGATGTCCGAACGGTCTACGTCCTTGACCTTCTTCTTCCGGCCGAGCTCGGGGAGGATGTAGCGGTCGATGATTCGCTGGTCCTCGGCCCCCGTTTTCTTCCGGGCGGCGTGGCGCTCCATGTACTTCTTCGCCAGGTCCTCGATCGTCGGGGCGTCTCGGTCGGCCATCCACGAGGCCACGGGATCGCCACCCCCGGCGACATCGCGAAGCCAGGCTTGGGCGATCTCGCGCGCGGATTCGAGGGATACCGTCGGCCAGTGGCCCACCTTCGGCCGGCGCTCCCGGCCGCCTTTCGTCCGGTAGTACAGGTAGAACGTGCGGGCCTCGGGGCCGACGCGAAGCTGGAGCCCGCGGACCTTCTCGCAGCGCAGGGTCTGGCCCGGGGTGGCCGCCTTGATGTTGGGGAGGGTAAGAGGGATCATTGGGTCGCACCTGTGTCGCAGCGTTGAGCCGAAAAAACATGTTGCTAATAAAGCAATATCTAGGCGGCGTCAACACTTATCGACACACAGGCACCCACCTATACACTAGGAAAACTAACTCTTAATGAGGTAGTCCTGGGGGAAATGTGTAACTGGTTCAACGGGTTGCGAAGCTGCCGTTGTAATCAGGTCGCACAGAGGTCGCACGGTGGGGCTGTTAGCTCAGTTGGTAGAGCAGCGGACTCTTAATCTGCGGGTCGAAGGTTCGAGCCCTTCACAGCCCACCACCGAACAGCGACACGACTTCCTCGATCTGCTCGTGCGCGAGCGAAGGCCGCGGAAGATTTTGAGGTTGCACGCGCCTGCCGCCCCATCGCCCCGTGCTGGCGGCGTGGTATTGCAGCAGCCCACGAGCCCGACCGTCGGTGCAGACAGCATCCCGCATCGCCACGAGCTTCTTCACCGAGGACTTGCTGCCCTCGCGCCGCAGAACCAGCGCCTCGCGAACCGCCGGCGGGAGATCATCGCGATCGAGCAACGCGGTTACGTCCGCCTTCGCTAGACCATCGACGGGTATGCCTTGCCCCGAAACCCATTCCTCCAGCTTGGCGACTTGGGTGCAGGCCGTGACCCGCCCCTCCGTCACCTTCGCCATCCGGCGATCGAGCCGCGCTTGCTCCCGGTCGGCCGCCGAGATCATGCGCTTGACCGTGCGCGTGTCGATCGCAACGCCGCGATCGTTGATCCGCATGTCGAGCACCCACAATTCCTGCTCGGCCGGGGTCAACGGCAGCAGCCGCTTGGTAAGCTGGCGCTCGACCTCAACGTCCTGCTTGCAATAGTCGTAGAGCCGCTGGCGCCTGGCCTCGTCGTCCCACCAGACCAGCGTGCCATCGTCCTTGACGGCCCGCGGTCGCGACATCTGGAGCATGAGCCTGCGGCCCTCCATGTCCTTGCCGATGTCGAGCCCGACGGCCGCTGCGGCTTGGTCGAGCGAGGCCGGAAGGGACATAGCCATCGCCATCGCCATGGTGCAGCGGACCCTGCTGGGATCCAGCGGGGGCCAGCCGTACCGGGGGACCATGAGCCGGTTCCAGATCGCGAGCTCGAACGCGGCGTTGTGGGCGTAGATGATCGCGTCGGCCGAGATCGCGGGGGCGGGGCCGCCGGGAGTCCAAATCTGGACCGGGCCTTCGCCCCACGAATACGCCATGCACCAAACGTCGGTGCTCGGATCGTCGGCGTAGGCGTGGACGCCGGCCTTCGTGAGATCCACGGCCGAGCGCGTCTCGAAGTCGATGTGAAGTTCAGTCAAAGGGATTCACTCCCTTCAAGGTAGGCGCGGAGGATTTCGGCCGCGACTTGCGGGACGATCGCGTTACCTGCGGCGCGCAGCTTTCCCACTCGGCCGGGTACCCCATGAGCCAGAGGGAAAATGCCGGGTTTAGTGCGCCGCGCTGTTCCGTCGCGGCAGGGGATGAGTTCGTAGTCGGACCAGAAGCCAACGCAGCCGTCGTCTGCAAATTCTCGCCGCCCTCCCGGCCCTGCGTTCCCGCTCCCGTCGAGTTGTTGCTGGTCGGCGTCGGCCAGCCCACCATCAAGTACCGCGCCTGCTCGTTCAGCGGCCGAGCGTTCGTCCCCCAGCGTTCGTGTGTCGCCCCCTTCCAATCGCGTGTTGCTGGCGTGGCCCACCCCTGCACCAGCGCCACCGTCTTGCGGCTGGAGTCCGTGTTGCCCGCCGGGTTGTTGCCGTTCTGCGCCGGCGTGCCCGCCATTGGCGTCGGCCAGCCACCAAAGCCGTTGCCGGATGTGCGGTGCGCCGACGCCCGCAGCGCAGTAATCGCCCGCCCAGACGGTGTAACCCGCTCCTTCCAGGTCAGGGCGTACTCCAACGAGGTGAATCGGCTCAGTCGGCGTTTCAAGGCAGCGTCCATTCGCGCTTGAAACGCCTTCGACACCTCGGCTCTTTGCCCACTCAAGGCCCGCGCCACTTCGAGCACCTTCGCTTCGCCCCAGGTGTTCATCATCACGTTCAAGGCGTACAAAATCACGCGCACGTTCCCCTTTACGTAGCCCGCCTTCGGGTCGATCCGGTCTATAGACGGCGTGTTCCACGTCTTGCCCTTGTCCAAATCGAACGGTAGGCCCGTCATCTGGCAAAAGCCCGCGTCGATGGTCGCTTGAAGAAGTGCCACGTCCTCCGCATCCAAATCGAACGCCAACTTCTTCGCCTTCGCCCTGTACTTCGCCACAGACAAAAGTAGCTGCGCCCGCCGCACCCGGCGGTACTTGGCCCACGATGCTTGACGTTCCGCCTTCGGTTTGCGGGCCTTTCGCGCTGCCTCTTTCGCGGCGTAGCAAGGAACGCAGGTCTTGCGCCGCACGCCCTTCGAGTTCGCGTAAAAATCGGTCGAGGGTTTTGATGTCGCGCATACGGAGCAAGTCCGCATCTCCGTCGAGCCACGCGAGTCCGTCTTTGCTGGCGACTTGCTCCCCGACGACAACGCGGGGTCTGCAAGCGGAGATGAGGCGAAAGAACTCGGGCCAGGGGTGTCGTTCATCTGCGGTTCCTTTCCTTTTTCCGGCTGCGCTGAAAGGCTGACACGGGCAGCTCCCGGTCCAAAGTTCTCGGTCATCTGGATACCCTGCGAGGCGGGCTGCGAGGCTCCATCCGCCGATGCCGGCGAAGAAGTGGACTTGGGTGTAGCCTCTGAGGTCGTCAGGTCGGACATCGACAATGCTCCGTTCATCCACGTCGCCCGGTGCGATAAGCCCGGCTTGTATGAGATTTCGCAACCACGCAGCCGCGTACGGGTCGAACTCGTTGTAGTACGCGGTCATGCCGTCAGTGCCCGAAACATGTATTGGAAGTTGTCGTTCCAGACTCCCGGCCGCCAATCCTCCGACAGCGCGATCTTCAAGCCGCTTTCCGTCAACCCCCACTCGGACCCCGGATCGCCCATGAGCTCCCGCGCCTCGTCCGCCAAGATCGCGTTGTCGAGATGCTTCACCTCGGGATGACCCACGTACTCGTTGACCCCGAACTTGTGGAAGATCATGGCTTCCAGCTTCGCCTCCGCCTCGCGGTAGAACGCGAACTCGGGGCGGTACTTGATCGGCCGCGGCACGTCGCCGAGATACGCTTCGGAGGCATCGTGAAGCAGGCACGCCAGCGCCAGCGATCGGTCCTTGAGAACCGTGTTCGCGTAGTACGCGAGATGGAAGCTGTGCTGGGCCACGGAATAGAACCGCGACGAGTGACCGCCGAACCGGCAGATGTTGGACAGCGCCCACGAGATGTCCTCGATGCAGATGAGCGCGGGGTCGGGATTGAGCGGGTCGAACCGCTTGCCCGTGTAGGTCTGCGTCCACATCAGCGGAGCCTCGCAACGTAGTCGGCGTCCACGCAGTCCTGGCCTTCCTTGAAGCCTTCCTCGTAGCCGTCCTTGCGGCCACGGCTGTACGCATCGTGCTCGACGTTCTCGACATACTTCACGAAGTCGGCCCGGATGCTGGCCGGCAGATTGGCGACGAGATTGGCGACGCGGAATCCGTTGAACTCGACGCGCCCGCCGATGACATGGATCTTGGACTTCATTCTTCTCTCCCTGGATCGAGAGTGGCGGGGGCGTTGCGGCCCCCACCACACCGTTGTCGAAATCGAAACGCAGGACTCAAGAAAAAGGATCGAGGCCGACCGCCGCAGCGTAAGCCGCCAGCTTCTGGTTTTCCTCGGACAGCTTCTCTTTGTCCTTCATTCGCAGGGCGACCACCTTGCGAATGATCTTCGGCTCGTATCCCGCGCCCTTGGCTTCGGCGTAGATTTCACGGATGTCCAACCGAAGCGAGTGCGCCTCGGCGTTCAACCGTTCGATCCGTTCGACGAAAGCCTTGAGCTTAGGGTCGTGGCTGTTGTGGCCCGGCTCGCTCACGCCCACACGTCGTCGGCGCTCTTGGCCGACGCCCCTTCCGCCGAGGTCACGGCGTCGAACTCGTCCTTGGCTTCGGCCCGCTGGCCGCCGCCGAGGCGTTCGCCGTCGCCCAGCTTCTGGACGTTCTGGAGCTTGAACGAGATGCCGAGCCCGCCCTTCGGGTGCTCGTACGCCATCGGCACCACGGACGCCCGGTAGTAGGCCCCGGAGTAGCACTCGCTGGCGTCGATGATCGCTTCGCGCGCACCGTTCACCACGTCGGGCGCCTGCTGCTCGGTCGCCAGCTTCACCGTCGTCTGGCCTTCCTCGAAGCCGGCGTAGAGCGTGCCTTCCTTGTTGACCATCGTGCCGCCGTCCTTGAACGGCGACTTGAACTTCGGGTGCTTGAGCATCTGCGCGGCCTTGTCGCCCCAGAGCTCCTTCGCCGCCGCCATCGCGGCGTCCTTGAGGGCGGTCAGATCGGCGCCCTTCTCGAAGATGGCCGTGCAGCCCCAACGCTTGTAGGGCGAGCCGTCCTCCCGGTTTCCCGTCTCGGGCTCGAAGAAGCGCACGAACGCCCCACGGAACTTGGGCGTCACGACCTTCGGCCCGAACCCATTCTTACCTTTCGCCATACGTCACCTTTTCCTTCTGTCACCTTCGACCTTCTGTGAACCTTCACGCGGCGCCGAAGTCCTCCGCTCCGCTCGCGCGCGGCGTGGCCGCCGGGCGCTTGTCGGATTCGTGAACGAGCGTCAGACCGCTGGACTCGGCGATCGTCAGCCCGGAAATCTGGTCCTTGCCCCGCTTACCCAGCAGCTTCTCGATCTTCGCGGGCGAGAGCAGGGACCGCGGCTCGTAGATTTCGTCGGCCTTGAGAACCAGTTCCAAGGCTTCCGCCGCTTGGGCCTCGTCGCGCCATTTGCGTGTGGCCCGTTTCTCGACGAGCTTGAAGCCCGCAGGCGTGCGGCCGGCGACGGCTTCCTCGTACGCGAACTCGCGCGTGGCCTTGATCCAGGACTCCAGCAACGGGATCCGGTCGAGAGCCGCCGCCAGTTCCTTCGGGTCGTAGGCGATGCCGGGGGCGAAGTCCTGCTTGGCCGTCTCCAGCGCCTGCGCCTTGAGGGCCGGGCAGATGGCTTTCGCCGGGCACCAGCGGCAGTGGTCGCCAGGGTTCAACGGCGCGTCGGCCTTCTTCGTGGCGGCGATCGCGTCGAGAACCTTGTCCTCGAAGTCCAGCAACTCGACGCCATCGAAGGACCAGCGGCGGATCGGGCCGTCGTGATGCTGGCACCGGGGCTGGACGATCATCAGCGTGACCGTCGAGATGCCGCGGTTCGCCAGGTGCTTCGCCTTCATCAGCCCGTAAATCAGCGCCTGCGGATTGTTCTCGACCTCGACGGGGACGCCGGCGCCGTGCTTGTAGTCGGCGACCAAGAGCTCGCCCGTCGAGGGCCGGTAGCGCACGAAGTCGGCCGTGCCCCACAGATCGTCGCTGTACTTGAGGCGCTGTTCGATGTCGGTATCGTCGCCGTCTTGGACCTCGGCCCGGATGGCGTCGAGGTAGACTTGGACGGCCTCGGCCATCTCGGCCGTGACAACCCAGCCATTCGAGGTGCGGCGACCCACGTACTCGGCGGCATCCTGCTTCTGGACGAACGCAGCGGCGCCGACCTCGTGGGCCGCCGTGCCTTCTTCGGCGTAGGACGACGAGCGGTTCTCGACGCCTTCTGACAACCTCGGTTGTCCGGGGCACGACATCCAAATCTTGGATGCCGACGGCGACAGGCGGGCGTGTGCGGTCACTGCGCCACCACCCGCTTGGAGCCTTCGATCTGGTTCACGAGAGCCGACGCCAGATCGACGTACTTGTCCGTCGGGATTTCCGAGAGCCGCGCGAAGCCGGTCGCCTCGATCAGCTTCTGGCGCAGCGCGTCGATGCCAAACGCGGCCGAGAACTTCTTCATCAGCTCCTGCACCTCGTCGCGCGAGTACGACTTTTTGACCTCGGGCGGGATACGCTCGGCGTTGTCGGGCGCGGGGCCGAACACCTCGGTCGGCAGCGGATCGCCCTTCTCGACATCGAGGGGGCCGACGGCCGGGTTCTTGATCTCGGTGACTTCGCCCTCCTTCGTGTGGACGACCTTCACCTCAGGCTGCTTGGGCGGGCGGCCACGACGTTTCGCGGGGGCCGCAATCTCCGGGCCGTCGAGAGCCTCGGCGACGGCGGGGGCGATCGACGCCAACCCCTCGACGAACTTGTCGGCCTGTTTGCGGAGCGCCTCGTTATCGCGCGCTTGGAAGTACATGAGCATTTCCTGCTCCGTCGCGAACGTCAGCTTCACTTCGATCATTCTGTCCTCCGGTTAACTGTGAAAGCCCTTATACACCATGTTTCGGAAATCGCAACAGCAAAGTTTAGCGATGGGAATACGCTTCGATCAGCTTGCGCTCCAAGAGTTTGCAAGCCACTTCGTCAAGCGAGTTCTCCATGCAAAACAGCACGACTTCCAGTTTAGGCTGATGCGTGTACACCAGCACTTGGTCGATCATTCCCTTGACCATCGCGACGCTAAACGGAAAGTCGAAGAAATACAGGTGCCGAGTTTTCTTGAATTTGCAGAGCGCCGCATTGGCCGAGAGCATGGTCGTGACGTGCAGCAGGGCCAAGGCGACCTTCGGCCGATCGTTGTAGTAGCCGACCTGGCGCTTGAACTTGTGGGCCTCGACGCCGCCAAAGAAGCATTTCGGCTGGTACTGCTCCAACGCGAACTGAGCCCATTTGAGGGTCTTGTGCCGCGACATCACGCAGAGCGGCTTGTAAATCTTGCCGCGGTACAGCCCGTTGCGGACGTATTCGATAAACGCCTCGATCTTCGCAAACGAGTTCCATTTATGGAACTCCCCGTCCGTGTCAGGGATCCCGAACTCGCCGGCTTCCAGCTTCTTGCGAAACTTGCGAGCGTGGTGCGTGTTCTCGTAGGTCGTCAGGTTCCGCTGGAACTCGTAGGCGAAATCGGGGACGCGCTTTAACCGCTCGACGCGGATATAGAGGCTAGGCGCCGAGCGTGCCGTCGCCGTCGAGGAGGGTTGATCCGTATTGCTTGCGGAGGATCGACCCTTCGACTTCGTACGCCGAGATGATGCGGGTGACGAGGATGCGGAGTCCATCTTTGCTGATCGACCGAACCTGGGTTTCGATGTTGTGGCGCAAGATGTCTCGGAAGAACCCGACCGCCTCGTTCACGCCGGCCTCGATCTGCCGGTCGTGGAGTTCGTCGTCAAGACTTCGCGAAGTCCGTTTCGTAGTTGAGCCAAGTCCAGTAGTTCGACCGGCACTTCGGGCATTGGGCTTCTCGTCCATTTGGTCGCACCTGAGCAAACATGCCGGGATAATCGGACCACTCGTGACCGCAGGCGTTGCAGCGGTTATGCGCCAGTTTCAGGGTCAAACGCGATCGACCTTGGCGCACTCGCCCGCCACGCCAGCGTACCCGGCGGCGTCGATGTAGTTGTCGTCGTTGTGCGTGCCGCCCGACTGAGTGCGCGCGACTTTCAGCAGGATCATCATGTTGGCGACATCCGTGGGGTCGAGATCGGCCGCGTGGCTGGCGCGGTTGTAGAGATAGGCGTTCCACAGGGACGCGATCTTCGAATGGTTCCCGTACTTGTCCCCGTGGGTCTTGGCGCGATCGCCCCCGACGAGATCGGCGGCGGTGGTCAGAATCTCAACAGCTCGCATGGACGGCTCCGTAGTAGGCGATCAGGGCGGCCTCGGCACGACCGTCGTGCTTGGCGAGGGGCCACAGGTTGGAGAAGGCGGGGAGAAGCTGGGAAGCCCGGGCCCGCGCGCCTTCTTTCGACGCGGGCACACCGAGCTTGGATTTCCAAGTCTGCGGCGGGACCAGAGTGACGGGGATGAAATTGGCGGCGACGACGCCGCGGACCAGGCCGTAGGACACGCCAAACCCGAACATCGAGACGGCACCGTTCCCCGGCATGGCGCCCACCTTCTCGATAAAGGCGGCGTTCGCGGCGGCCGGGTCGATCAGGCGGGCAAGGGCCGCTTCATCGACGACACGCTTGGATCGCACGCCAGCCTCGATCGTCGGCATGTCGTGTATGGTTAAGGACCCGGCCGTAACGTCCAGAAATGCCAAAGCGCCGTTGAGTCCAGGGTCAACGCCGAGGATCAAGGCGCCCAGTCCTCGTCGGTAAGCACGATCCCGCCGCGCTTGGCCGCTGCTTGGACGGCTTCGACGCAGGACGACGGCACAATTCCACCCGTCCCGCCTTTCCCTTTGGGGTAGGTCCACTTGTAGACCCGGGACGGTTCCATATCTGCCAGCTTGGCGAGGCGTCGCGGCCCGCCGAACTTTTTCACGATCTTTGCCGCTTGTTGGTGCATTTCAAAGTTGCGTCCTGATTGAACCTCCTGTACATGTTGCGGAAATCTAAACTTAAGTCAAGCTGAAAATTTGCCCCCACAGGGAGTGTAAAATGGGCCTTGACCTCATGTTGAAAATAACGCAACATCCCGGGAAATACGTTCCTTGGGGAGATCAGTGCCATGACCGTGAATACAAGGTGGTTTCAGGACCGCGTTCGCGACGCCGACATGAGTCAGACCAAGCTGGCGAAGTTGCTCGGCATCGACAAATCCGCGTTGTCGCTCATGTTTAACGGCAAGCGCGAGATGAAGATGGACGAGGCGGTGCGGATCGCCGAAGTCCTAGGCTTGCCGATCGACGACGTGATGGCCCACGCCGGCGTCAAGGTCCCGAAGGGGCCGAGCTCCGTTGCGGTCGTCGCGACGATCGACGCCACGAACGAGGTCCACTCGAAGAAGGCCGGCGGTCGCGTCAACTCACCCGCGGAGCTGCCGAAGGATGCGGTGGCGGCGCGATGCGAGGACCGCGGCTCGGTGATGTACGGGTGGACGTTCTACTACGTGCCATCGGCGAGCGTGAGCCCCGACGCCTTGGAGCGGCTGTGCATCGTGCGGCTGGTGAACGGCGCCCAGTACCTCCTGACGCCATCACGGGGCTTCGAGCCCGGCGTGTTCAATCTGCGCGGCTTGAACGGATTCTCGATGGACGGGCAGCGCCTGTCGGCCGCGTCCCCCGTCCTCCAGATCAAGACCTGAAAATTTCTTGTCAGCACCCGAGTTGACGGGTGTTGACTTGTGCCTCGGGTGTTGATAAAAACGAAACATGTTTCCAACGTCGCGAGGACTTCGATGAACCAAGACCGCCATCTCACACCCGACGAGTTGCTGGAGCGTTGGGGCCATCGCATCCGGCCGCAGACCCTTCGGGCCTGGCGCGGCAAGAACCGTCGGAAAGGGCCGCCGTTCGTGAAGGTCGGATCCCGGGTTCTCTATCGCCTGCGGGACGTTGAGCTGTGGGAGCAAGCGGCCCGCCAGAATCCGGCCAACTGGGGTTTGGGAACATGAGCCGTTCCGCGGCCATCGTTCTGGCGATCGTGCTGGGGATCGCGTGCGCGTATCTCGTTGGGTTCACCAACGGCTACGCGGGGTGCGTTGCCGGCGCGTCCGAGAGTTTCACAAACAAGATGATGAGGGGACAATGACCGACGAAGAACTGTGCGCTGCGCTGCGCGAGAAACATGAGTTGATGACAACTAAATCTGCCGGAAGCTTGAAAAATCGCGACGGCATTGAAGCCGCCGCCCGCCTAGAGGCCCTGCGCGCCGAGCGCGATGCGGCAAACAAGCGCGCCGAGGCGGCGGAGCGTAATCTGCTTTTTGGGTGGGAGCCTGTCGCAAAAGAGGCAGAAAAAGAACGCGACGTAGCCTTGGCCCGCGCCGAGAAGGCCGAGGCCGAGGTCGCGCGATTGCGGGGAGCCATACGAGACATCCGAAGCTATCGAGAGGCGGGGCTTCACAAGATGATTGACGCCGCCATCGAAGCCGCGCTCGCGCCGGTCGAGGTCACGCCGGGAGTAGCCGCCGCACTTAACGACGCCCTGATGCAAAGCGTTCAGAAAGTGGGAGGCGACGATGGCCGATGAATTTGAGCCGGAAACGACTGGATACGTCCAAGCCGTTCCCGACAAATGCGACAGGATCGTGTGGAGAGGGCGCTACTACCACCTTCCGCTAGATGCCACCCGCGCCGCCCCGCCGCCGGAGCCGAGCGAGGCGTGGCGTCCCATCGAGACGGCGCCGAAGGACGGGACGCTTATCGACATATGGACCGGCAACGCTGAGTTTCCGCAGCGCGTGACGGACGTTTCGTGGCGCAAGCCTTCCGAAAATGAATTTTGGGCAAACGGCAGCGACGAACCGAGCGCGGAGGACGGCACGTTTTCGGGCGATCCAGGTTGGTTTGATTGTCTCGGTTTCAAGTTTTGGGCAGACCATGAGCCAACCCACTGGATGCCGCTGCCGCAACCGCCCGCCATCGCCGCCCTGCGCGCGGCCAAAGGAGGGAACAATGGCTAAGAAGATGACGCTGTGCGACTGCCCGCCGGGGCTGTTCAGGTTTGGGCGCACGCTTTGCTTCAAGAGCGAGTATGGAGACAACAGCGGGCCCATCGACGCCTACGTCGTGTCGTCGGGCGAGTTCTTTTGGGGCGGCGCGAAAACGGGATCGGAACAGGCGGAACTGCTGGTCACGCCCGTAAGCCACCGCGCAAACCGGTTGACGCGCGCCGAGCGGGCCGTGGTGAAGGCGGCGAAAAACTGGCACCGCAAAGAGTGTCTGGAAACCCGCGTCCGGCTTATGCACGCCATCGACAAACTCGCCCGCGCGAAAGGCGGTGCGCGATGACCTGGAAGCCCGAGCAGATCGCCGTCAGCGGCGCGGAAGTCGCCGAGTTTAAGCGGCTGATTGAGGAAGGTCACGGCACCGGGTTTGCCCTCGCCGCGTTCCTCGCCGCCCGGATGCCGGAGAAGGACGAAAGCGAAACCTATCGCGGGACAGGCAATAGCGACGACGATTACAAGGCCGGATGCGTAGACGCCTACAACGCCGCGCTCGACCAAGTGGCAAGGGGGAAGTGATGGATTGGCCGACTGCTTTTTACAAGACAATGGATACGATGGCTTTCGTGATTATGGTCGTTGGCGTTGCGTGGGCAATCGCGTGGTGCAAAAGGGGGCCAAAATGACCGACAAGCTGCGCGAGGAAATCGCACGGATGTTCTGGCGCATGGCTTGCGCTGAGACGGAGAAAGACTACAAGCGTCAAGGCTGGCCGCTCCCCGAAAAATGGGCGGACCCGTGGCACCCCAGCGGAACCGGCGTCTTGCAACAGCGCGGGTTTTACGAAAACGCCGACGCGGTTATGCCATTCATCACCCGCGCCCGCGCCGACGCGCTGGAGGAAGCGGCGGCCAAGATATTTGAGATCGGCCCGATGCTAACATCAGCCGAGCACCCGGTATGGTTCAAACTTGGCGTAATGGTGAAGCGAATGGCGGAGAAACCGTCCCCACCTGAACACGCCGCCGCGATCCGGGCGCTCAAATGACCATCGACGAAACCCTCGACGCGATCGACAACCTGTACGGCCCGCCTTTGAGCGTCATCAGCGACTGCTTGCGCGCGATGATCGTCGCGCGAGAAGGCCACGACCTGATCGCCGCTGACTTCGCGAACATCGAAGGCCGGGTTCTCGCTTGGCTCGCCGGCGAGCAGTGGAAGGTCGATGCGTTCAAGCAGTACGACGCTGGCACGGGCCCGGATCTCTACAAGCTGGCATATGGCAAGGCGTACGGGATCCCGGCCGACAAGGTGACGAAGGACCAGCGCCAGGTCGGGAAGGTGATGGAGCTCGCCCTGGGCTACCAAGGCGGCGTCGGGGCCTTCCAAACGATGGCCCGCGGGTACGGCGTGAAAATCGCCGACGACCAGGCCGACGACATCAAAGTCAAATGGCGCGAGGCCCATCCGAAGATCAAGGCGTTCTGGTACGACTTGGAGAACGCCGCGATCCGCGCCACGCTCGACAAGGGCGAGGTGAAGCGTGTGGGCAAGATCATGTTCAAGGTGGCGGGGTCGTTCCTTTGGTGCCGCCTGCCGAGCGGTCGGAGCCTCTGCTATCCGTACCCTCGTGTCGCGGAGGTCGAAGTCCCGTGGACCAACAAGGACGGCACGCCGGCGACGAAGCCGGCGCTGTTCCATTGGGGCGTGGACTCGGTGACGAAGCAGTGGAAAGAGGACAGCACGTACGGGGGGATGCTGGCCGAGAACGTGACGCAGGCTGTTGCGCGCGACATCCTTGCGTCCGCTCTGTTGCGATTAGAGCAACATGGTTATAATCCCGTGCTCCACGTCCATGACGAAGTGGTCTGCGAGGTCCCGAAGGACCGAGGCAGCGTGGAAGAAGTCGAAACGCTGATGGCGGAGGCACCCGAATGGGCGAAGGGACTACCGATCGCGGTCGAGGGCTGGAGGGGTCCTCGGTATCGCAAATGAACCAACTCAACAACAGCGTCTCCCTGACGACGCTCGACCACGCGATCGCCCTCGGCAAAGCGGGTTACAAGGTCTTTCCGATCATCGAGAACGGTCGGATCCCGGCCGTCGGCGGCTGGCAGCAACGCGCCACCAGCGACGAGGCCGCCATCAGGAAGATGTGGACCGAGCACGACCCGGTTCTCAACACGACCCGGGTCAAGAACTACAACATCGGCGTCTACACCAAGGACCTTCTCGTCCTCGATGTCGATGTGAAGAACGGCAAGAAGGGTCTACAGACCCTAGCAGAACTCGACACGTTCGAGGGCGTGCCCGAAACCTTCACCGTCGAAACGGCAAGCGGCGGCCTTCACCTGTACTTCAGGCCCGAGAACCCCGTAGCGAACAGCGCGGGCAGGATCGGCGACGGCCTCGACATCCGGGGCGATGGCGGGTACGTGGTGGCCGCGGGCAGCGTGATCGACGGCCGCCAGTACACCGTCAAGAAGATGAGCGTTGTCGCGGAAGCGCCTGCGTGGCTGGAACAGGCCGCAGGGGCTCCGGCACAACGTACCAGCAGCCAGAAGCAAGTCGTCGAGCTTCTGGACACGGCGCCGGCGCTCCAGCGTGCCAGAGCCGCCCTTGAGGATGCAGCGCCGGCGATCGAGGGCCAGAACGGCGATCACCACACGTTCAAGGTGGCCGCCAAACTCAAGGACATCGGGGTCAGCGAACTCGCGGCCCTCCAGCTCATGCTGGAACACTGGAATGACCGTTGCGTCCCGCCGTGGGACCACGAGGGCTTGGCCCGGAAGGTCAGCAACGCCTACCACTACGGCAAACAGCCCGTGGGCGTGGCGAGCGCCCAGGCCGACTTCGAGGCCGTGCCTCAAGCCGAAGATCCGTTTGCCGCGAAGGCACCGGAACGCCCGCGCCTCTATCGCCGCAAGTTCGGGGACATCAAGCCGCGGCTCACGGACACCTATCTCGTCCAAAAGCTGCTGGGCGAGGGGGCCATGAGCGTCGTCTACGGCGAATCGAACGTCGGCAAGACGTTCTTCGCCATGTCCCTCGCCTACGCAATCGCCCAGGGGCGGGCGTATGGGGGCCACAAGGCGACCCAGGGCGCCGTCGTGTACGTGGCGGCCGAAGCGGGCGTGAGCGCGGAGAACCGCGTAGCGGCACTCCGGGCCCACTTCAAGGACGCCGAGGCGCCGTTCGACCTCGTGCCGTGCCCCGTGGACCTTTTACGGCCGAACGGGGACACGAAAGCGTTGATCGAGCTCGTCAAGGAAGCCGAGGCCGATTACGGCAAGGTCCGCCTGGTGGTCATCGACACCTTGTCCCGGGCCATTGCGGGCGGGAACGAGAACAGCCCCGACGATATGGGCGCCCTCGTCAAGCACCTCGACGCCCTGCGCGTGGCGACACGGGCCCACGTCATGGTCATCCACCACAGCGGCAAGGACACGGCCAAAGGCGCCCGGGGCCACAGCCTGTTGCGCGCGGCGACCGATACCGAAATCGAGATCCAGGCCGGGGTCGCGCGCATCACCAAGCAACGCGACATGGAGATGGGCGCGTCGATCGGCTTCGATCTGGTGCCCGTGGACCTGGGCGTTTCGGACGAAGGCGAGAAGGTTACGTCGTGCGTGGCCGTGCCGATCTCCGAGGCCCAGATGGAGTTCGGGGGCGATCCCGACCGCATTAACCTCGTCGTCGAGGCTCTGAGGGCCGCGGTCGAGGCCAACAAGGGCCGGCCGGTGAGCACCGAATCTTGGACGGCCGTATGCCAGGATTACATAAATCATGGAATTATTCGGGGGTCCGAGCGTGTCAAAAACGACGCGTTTTTAGGTGTTACGCAGGGGTCTTTGAGAACGATTCTCATGCGGTTGCGTAACACGGCGCAACAAAACGGCATGGTCAAAAAGAACGCGAAGAATCAATGGGTTGTGGCGTAGCGTAACAGGCGTAACAAGCGTAACACTTGCCAAGGTGCCAGCGTAACACGCGTAACGGGGGTATATACCCCGTTACGTGTTACGCACCCGGGGTCCGGACGTGAAATACCAGATGGAATTATTGCCGTTCGGCTGATTTATTCCGGGTATTTTCCGGGGGCGCGGAACGGCAAAAACTGGCCCTATGGAATTATTGCCGGCGCCCTGATTTTGGGACGCGGTTTGGTGTGGCGCCTTGGGGTTCCGGCGCGCGGCCCTTTGGCGCCTTGGGGCGCCGCAAGGGTGGGCCTAGGGACGATCGCGCCTCGGGCACTAGGGCGACGCTGGGACGTGGCGCCTGGCGGCCCTAGGGCGAGCCTAGGGACGATCGCGCCTCGGGCCCTAGGGAAGCCCTAGAAACAGAAACGCCGGCCCATAGCTATCGGCCGGCGTGACTGTGGGACGGGGTGATAAGCCTAGGCGGTTTGCGCTTTGCGCGCCAAGCGGTCGTATTGGCCGATTGCCCATGCGCCGATTGCGTCGTGCTCGCGATCGTACTGCGCGCCGTCAATGCGGCCGGCGCAAAGATCCGCAAAAAGCGCGTCGAGCTTTGCCTCGGCCGCAAGGGTGATTTCGCGATGGGTCATGGTAGTTCCCTTTCCTGTCTCGGGTCTAAGCAAACGGATCCAGC